CCCCCCCCCAGGTGCATTTTGGCGCCCCGAATGAATGCCTTAAATGCTGGCTGTATATTCACCAGAAGTGCCATTGGACACCGGGTGACTATTGTAGAATGACCAAATCCACATGACGATGAAAACAATCCAAATAAGCCCGAAGAAAGAAGATTGCCGCATTGAAGGTGGCAAGATTACCGGATGGATGCCGTTGTATAATGGAGGCGGTGTTCTTTACACCTACCAGGCCCCGAAGAATATGCAGTTTGAACAAAGTGACATGGATGTAGCCCTGGAAGCATTCCGCGCTGCCATTGCCCTTTCAGATCGTAGATGGCAGGTAGAAGATGCCTTAAATGCTCAATTTGGTGATATCAAAGGTGAATTTCAGATCCAGGATTGTCCTGTAAACCCCTACGCAAATGAACGTAATTGACACACTGAAGGCCTATGTGAAGATGGATGCCCGCCGCCAATGGCTGCCGGCATTCACCGCCTTCCGTTATGCGTTTGAAGCCGTACCATCAGCGGAAAAAGTAAGCCATAAAGTTGGTATAGAAGAAGCGTTACAGGGGGTTACCGCTGGCCCCCTTCTTCTTCACCTGGATGAACATCAAGCCGGCAATGTTTAACAAATATTGATACTATGGAATATGGCGGGAAATGCCGGCCCCGCCTTCCAAACTTAACTTTTTTGTGAAGTGAAAACCGAAAACGTATTCATAGCACCGGATATCATCCGGCTTCGTGACGGAATAAAGAAGCTTTCCGGCCTCCTGGAAGCCCGGCCCAAGCTGCCGGCGAATCCCACGCCGGAACAGTGCCGCCTCCTGGAAGCCTTCCATGACTTCCAGACCCGTATGGGGGGGGGTATTTTCGTGTATGAGATGGAAATTGATAAGATGCTAAACGACCTATGATGGATCAAGAACAAATCAAAACCCTGTTTGCCGATTTCGGCCTGGAATGCTATAAGGCATACACGGATAACAATTTGCGTATTCCTGATTCTTTGCAGGAAAAATATGACGCCATATTTAACCATGAGATGGCAGAGGCCACCGGCATTGCCATTGGTGAAGAGATGTTCTGCCTGGATCCTGACACGTATCCTTTCCGAATGGTGAAGGTGATAGTGAAAGGATACCGTGTTTTCAAAGATGGTATTATCTGGTGCTACGTCAGGGGCACACAGGGCCAATTAGTGAGCTACGATACATCTGTTCCGTCCGGCCTTCTTTTTCATTCCCCGGAAGAACTCCAGGCCTACTTCACAGATTTTTTCAAAAACTTTCTGAAATGACCAGAGCAGAAGAAGCAGCGTTGAAGGCCTATCCAGTAGTACGTCAATCAGGAGGTCTTGATGTAAATAGAATACGTCGGAAGCGTTTTCAAGAGGGTTACGAAAAGGCCGAAGAAGAACTCGCACTTACCTGGAAAGATATAAAAAATATTGATGAATGGATCGGTGTAATCCTGACCAATGAGAACCCGGAAGATCAGGAACTATATGAAAAAGTTCTTCGCCGATACAACGAAAGCAAAAGAGAAACACTTGTTGAGTTGCTGATGAAGGATGCCGTAGAAGGGCATTGTTTTGTTTCACCCGTTGATCCTTCCGTGCTTTTTGTGCAAACAGAACATTTTGAGAACAAGAAAGGTTTCCGATATGGTGAAACTTGCAAAGTGATACTATTGAAAAAAACATGAAAAGCCTATTGCCATGGCGATGATACCTGGAAAGAGCCTATTGCCTGAACTGTTCAGAATGTATCCAGAACTGGGTGTAAGGATTGTAGGCATCAACGATAAGCCAGATTTCCCCAACGGGATTGAGGTGAAATTCGGCCCTATCTATGAAGAGATAACAGCAGATCGCCATACCTTCTGGATTGAAGCCATTGCCAAAAGGGTCCACGGAACGATATCCTTCACCTGGACCCGGAAGAAGTCCCGGAAGATCACCTACCATACAAATATGAAATACATTAACCAGCGCCGTTACAACGGCCATAAAAAACCAAACAAATGAATCTACAACCGTTTGACATTGAAAAAGTGAAGGCCGGCGCCGAGGTGGTTACCAGCGAAGGCCGTGAAGCTCGCTACGATGGTGAGCTGGACCCCTGCATTGACGAAATGCACCGTACCCATCTCTTCTACGTGGGAGATGGTTCCTACTACCTGTATGGCGATGATGGTAAGTTCTATGCCGGTACCAAGGTGGAGAATCACATCGAACGCCACGATCTATTTATCGTAGAAGAATAGCGCCATGGCCAAGAGAACGAAAACCTACAACTACCGTCTGGAGCTGAACGGTAAGCAAGTGGAAGCCGGATGCACGGCCAGCCTGGAATCCATCCGTTCCGCAGCCCTGTACAACGCAAAGGTGCTGCACCACCACGAAATCAAAGTGTACGCCGGCCCCGGCAACCAGGCCGGTGGTATGGAATACCTGGGCACGTGCCATCCGGATGGTTCCTACTTTGATTCCTTCAACAAGCTGAAGAGGATTGACGAAAACGGACGCTGGATCTGATGAACTTCCTTTCACGGTGCGGTATCTATGACGCCGCCCTGATCCAAAAGAAACTGACACTACTTGAACAGACCGACCATGGAAAAGAAGCTGGAAGAATCTCCCCTCGGATGGACAATCGTTCTATTGTTCATCATCCTGAACGCAGCGGAAGTTCTGACATACGACATAGATGACCAGCTGCAAGGCCGGTTCGGCCCCGGCAATGGCTTTGACCCGCAGAAGAAATACTGGCTGAAGCAATATTACCGGTGCATGAAGCAGGCCCGCCATTGGCTGGAAGAAATGTTCAAGATTGACGAAATCGTATGGGAATCCACGGATCAGGATTCCCGCCGATACACGAACGCCCTGGCCGATTCCAATGAAATCATCCGGATCCTGATGCTGTACCTGGACCGCGCCCATACGCCCGGCGGATATGAAGATATCCTTCACTATCTCCGTGCCCTTCCGGAACAGGGCCTGTTCCCTTCTTCATACATCGGCCGCTTCAAGATGGACCGCGAATGGGTCTATGCCAAAGGTGACCGGGTACTGACAAAGAACCACGGCATCGGAATCCTGGAAATGAACACCAACGGTGACAACTGGATCATCAACCTGGAATCCGGCGGCCAGACCGTACTGAACACAAAGCAATTTTCAATCATCTGATTATGGATATCACTGACAAAATCAAAACCTTCGATGACGCCTGCAAGGCCATCGGACTGGCCGGCCCGGAAGCCCTTCCGGAACTCCTTCAGGAGAAATACGCCGCCATCGTACCTTCACACATCAAAGCCCAGCTGAAGCTGGAAATCATCACCCTGGCCCTGAACGAAGGGTGGCAGCACATCCCGGATGGAAAGCACTGGGCCTACTGGCCATGGTTCTGCCTGTACACCGCCGGTGAGATTGCCGACATGGGTAAGAAAGGCGCTGAAGAACGTGCGATGATCAACGCAACGGATGTAAGCGAAGTATTCTCCGGCCTCGGCTTTGCGTACTCGGCTTACGCCTGGTCGTACTCGAGCGCGTACCTCGGCTCCCGCCTTGCGTATAAATCCCGTGAGCTGGCCAGATATTCAGGAAAGCAATTCATTGAACTATGGAAAGAAGCGTTACTGATTCCAATCAACAGGTAGCAGCGCAGCGCAAAGGTTCCCGTGAGCCGGCATTCGGCTACGGGGACCAAGTGCGCCATGCCGGTGCCATCTGGACCGTTACAGAGGACCGGGGAAAGAACATCTCCATCCGAAACGATAAATCCTTCAAAACCGTGCTTCCGGAAGATGTGGAAGCCTTAAACCAATAAAGAATGACAATAGTTGAAGTTTATTCCGCCGCCAGTGCGACACAGCAGAAGAACATCCTGGCGGCCCTGATGAAGAAAGGCGCTGGCCAGTCCACCGCGTATCAGTGGTGTACCGGCCGCAGGCGCCCGTCCAAGATGCTCCGGCCCACGGTAGCCGCCATCCTGAACAAAGAGATGAAAACCAGCTACACGGAAACTGAACTTTGGCCGGAATAGCCTATGGAAAACGAAACACCTATTATTTCCCCACAGCCACCCGAACTAATCCAGAACAGCGATGGTGACACCATCTGGATACCCAGCAGGCCAGAGTTGGAAACAATCCGTAAGCTGGTGGCACTTCGGTACACGATATCAAAGATAGCCATTGCCCTTCAAGTTCCAGAAGCGGAATTTCGCCGGCACATGGCCAATCATGAAAGCCCTGTATATATCAGCTATCATGAAGGGAAAGTTGAAAGTGAACTGGTTTACAGGCAAAAGGTTCATGAACTGGCAAAAGCCGGTGAACAGTGGGCTATCATCCTATTAGAAAAATGGGATCGCGACCAAAAGAAAGAAGAATATGGCCTATAACGATGATTGATTTATCAGTATTAGACAAAGCACCCGCCTTGGACCTGGAAGAACGTATCGTTCATGAGCTGGAAGGAAAAACGCAGTCCGTGGAGGATAAGAAGCTTCGTATGATAGTGGAGAAAGAAAAGGTTTTCTGTCAAGCTGCCGTGGATTTCACCAAGTTCTGTGCGCTTCCAAAGCCCGGCGAACAATATAGGATTGTTACAAATAAGTGCTGGAACGGATATACACTTATTAAGCGGATTCTGGCCACGGACGTCGTTATTGAAGAATTGTACCTGGCCGTCTATTCTATTAACGACGTGGCCGCGAAAGGACTTGTGAAATCCTACGAATCTGGCCGCATAAAAAAAGCCTGGTTCATCGTATCAGACCTATTCTGGAGATATCGCAATAAGGAAGCCCATCAAACGTACCGGGACTTCCGAAAGTTCTGCCAAGGCACGACCAATCTTCATCATGGCTATATGGATAACCATGCCAAGATTACGTGCATAAAAGACAGCCACGGAAATCATTTTGTGATGGAAGGTTCCGGCAATCTATCTGATAACGCAAAGATTGAACAGCTTCTGTTTGAGAATAACCGGAAGGTGTTTGAATTCCATGCAGGATGGATCCGTGAAGCCGTCGAAAAACACGAATGTAAGTATGATAACGCTTGAACTTGTACGGTGGCAGGCCGACCGGATTGAACAGGCCCTGGCCGCCCAGATGCGGATGTGCGACGCTGTGATAAGCAAAAGCCGCGAAGTGGAGATCCGCCGGGCCGAATATGAAGCCGTGAGAGAGATTGTGATGGAAGCTATTTTGAACGAATAATAATTATCAAATATGATAACCCGTGATGATATCTTCCGCCGTACCAATGGCGGAAAAGACGTTATCCTTCGCCTATTCCCGGCATCTGAAGCCGGATTTGAGCGCAGGCACAATTTCAAGATCCGCCCGGATGACAAAAACGCATCCTGTACGGTGTTCCAGGCCAGTGATGGCACGTGGCTCCTTCAGGACAAAGGTGGCGCTGATACGAAGGCCAAGAACGCCATCCAGCTGGTGATGGAGATTGAAGGCCTTGATTTCGCCGGCGCCATCACCTGGATCGCCCAGAACTTTTGCCCGGACCTTCTGGATGAAAAGGAACGTGAGAAGATTCTGAACCCGGAACCCACGGTGACAGAGGCCCCCGCCATTGACACAATCGCCGTGAACATCCGGCCTTCAGGCGAATTCACCAAAGCGGAGCTGGCCATGCTTGGATATGAGATAACGCCGGATATCTGTGCGGAGCTGTGCCTGAAGCCCCTGGATTCCTACGTTACCCAGAAAAACAAGGAAGGCAAATCCTTCCAGATTGCCGGCAATGAAGGATATCCGATGTACTACTATGATTATACCCTGTACGGAAAGATATATTGCCCGCTTTCCAAGAAATTCCGCTTCCAGTGGAAGGATAAGGCCAAGATCCAGACGGAAGATGAAGCCGCATTCAGCGCCTGGGAACAGGGTGGAAAGAAAGGCCCCGCGCCCAAATCCCGTATCATTCCCTTCAGCGGTGAAAAGGATTTCATGACCCGGTACACCCAGGCCGTGAATGGAGAATGGAAGCCAGAAGAAACCGTGCCCACGGAAGATGGTGACGGTGAAGAGGTCGTGGATAAGATGTGGGATAAGCTGATTATCTGCAGCGGCCCCTCCGATGCCCTAAACGTGAAGAGCGCCGGCTACCATGTCTGCTGGCCAAACAGCGAAACGGCCAAGTTCACGGAATACGAATTCAATATCCTTTCATCACTGGCCAAGAAAATCTACATTCTGTACGATATTGACGAAACCGGCATCCGGAATATGTATGATATCGCCCTCCGTTTCCTGGATATCTCCATCATCCGTCTGCCTGAAGATCTGAAGAAACACCGGGACCGCCGTGGGAAGCCCTGCAAGGATGCCAAGGATTTCTTCATGTACTACCGGAAGCCGGAATCGCAGAACCCCGTGCGCCTATTCGACGAACTGGTGAAGCTTTCCGGCGGCCTGAAGTTCTGGACGGCCACGCAGATGCAGAAAGGTGGCTGGAAGTACGATATCAACAACGATCAGATGTATGCCTTCCTGGAAGCCTCCGGATACTACACCATTGAAACCACCACCAAAACGGAAGGATTCACGTTCTGCAGGATTGAAGGCAACAAGGTGACGCTGATTGATAAAGAGGCCATTGCCGCCGAATGCAGTATGTATCTGTTGGAATACCTTCGTACCCATCCCAAATACTATTCGCAGGCCCTGGTGAACGCCATCCACCGCAGTAAACAGATATCGGCCGGAAACCTGGTGAAATTACGCCGGATCCATCCCGATTTCAATGCCTTCAACGAGATATACGACTACCTATGGTTCCGTAACGGAATCTTCCGTGTTGGCGCCGATGGCATTGTTAAGGTGAAGGATTCTGAATGTCCGTACCTGATCTATTCAAGCAAGATCATTGAACACGACTTCAGTATTGAACAGCCGTACTTTGATATCACACCTACGCCCGAACTCCAATCCCTACGGGACCAGCTGGCCAAGCTTTCCCCCGGCACCCCCGACTTTTATTCTTTAGAAGCGAAGATTGACACTATGGACGATATGAAGAAGTATGGGCTGGAGGTCCGCAACTGGGGCTCCGACTTCATGAAATACGTCTGGAATACCGGCCGGGAATATTGGCGTGACGAAGAGCATGGTGTCCCGCTTTCCGACAACCAGCAGCGGGAAGTTCGCCTGAATTTCATCTCCAAGTGTCTGGCTATCGGATATATGCTTTCCAAGTATAAGACTTCCGGCCAGCCGTATGCCCTGTACGCCATGGAGATGGTACAGGCCGATGAAGATGAACACCTGGGTGGTACCGGCAAATCCCTCTTCCTGAAGAGCATGGAAAGGATACGCTGCCAGGAATACGTGGATGGCCAGCGCATTGATACCAACAATATGCGATTCATCTTCCAGAACGTGGTGAAGAATATGACTGATACCATCTTCCTGGATGACCTGGATTCCAAGGTGCCCATGAAAACCTTCATGAATATGGTGACCGGCAAGATGACCATTGACGTGAAGCACGGAAAAGGATTCACCCTGGACTACATCGAATCCCCGAAGCTGGGATTCACGTCCAACCACGCAATCCGGAACTTCGATGATTCCCTGAACCGCCGTATCTGGTTCGCCGCCTTCAGTGACTACTACCATTCCGATTCCACGCAGCGCAAACTGAAGCTCCGTTCCCCCCGGACGGAATTCGGGAAGGATCTGATTGACCAGTTCACGCCGGATGAAATGAACCACTTCTACAACTTTATGCTCACGTGCCTGGTTATGTGGCACAAGATCCACGAACGTGTGCAGCCGCCGATGAAGAGCATTATGCAGCGCACCCTGGTTCGTGCCATGGGACAGGACTTCTTTGATTGGGCTGAAGATTGGTTCATTGACGAACGCCTGAATACCTACGTGGATCAGGATGAAGCCATCGAAGCCTACTGCAAGAGCATTGCCGCCGTGAACCAGCGCTTTGTGAAGCCGGCCAAGTTCAAGGAACAGATGAAGCTTTGGTGCCAGTACCACGCCGATGAAGGATACGTGTTCAATCCGGATTCCATCTTCACGAACGCTTCTGACCTCAAACACCAGCGCATTCACAAGAAGGTGAACGGTGCGGATCACTACTACTTTTATGTGGATACCAAGGGTGATGTCATTCCGCCGGTAGAACCCGCACCGGAAGGGGGGCCGGGGGCCGGGCCGGAACCATTGCCGCCATCTCCGGTAACGATGGATCCTTCCAGTGAAGGAGATGACGATGCCCCGTTCTGATGTCAATATGAGATACCCGCTTTCGAGCGGGTTTTCTTGGCTGCGAGCGCAGCGAGAAAAAGAAATTCATATAATTCTATTATTTTTCTAAAAACTTTGACATTTTGACACCGATAAAGTAAAATAATTGATTATCATTGAGTTATACGGTGTCAAAAAGGTGTCAAAAAAAATGAAAATGACACTGCAAAAATGGCTGTTTTGAAGGTTTGACACCACTATTCACCCATTTTGACACCGCGCAAAACATTGAAATACAATACGTTTGCTATCCGGTGTCAAAGTGTCAAAAAAAACGGAAAATTTCTTGTTGAATGTATGTGTTCACACGTGAAGTTGGAAATAGGCATCTGGTTTGACGGCCGCCATCACGACCTCTGGTGCTATGATACGGTACCGGCCGGAATGAGGCTGGCCACCCTTCGTGACCTATGGCCTGGAAGGCAGGTTTTGTACCAGGTGCAGCTGGGCCCGGACGCCGGCAAGTATTACACCATCTTCTGTATTCCTGGAAGGACAGAAATCCTTCGGGAAATGGTGAACCGTGGACATCCTGTGTACGTGAAAGACTGATATTGAATTATTTTTGCTAACTTCGCAGATGTATGTTCGGGAATGCGAAGTTGTCAAAGCTATTTTTGACCGGCCACATTATCTTTGCGAACATATATGCACTGGGGAAATACAGCAGACGTGAAAGTTGGGGCTTTCATCCGGAAATGGGTGGAAGCCTATACTGGTTCTGACACCATCAAACTGGACCGCAACATGAATCTCTGGGCCATCGTGAAACAGCATCTGGACATACGCCCGGACGATGGATCCGAGATTTCCGACCGTAGTGAATACATCGCCATCGAACTACTGGACACCACCGGTGCAAAGTATTACAACATGGCTGCCGGCAAGGAAATGTATATGAATACCCTGTACCGGTGCTACATCACATCCCGTGGACAGGAAATCATCCAGCGCTATCTGGAGAATCAGTTCATCGCACATTTCCGCGTCTATATGACAGCCCGTTTTTCAGACGGTGGAAATGAACCCATCCGCCACGCCATCGGTTCCTTCCTGGCCGATTACCAGCTTCCGATGGATGACACCATCATGGGACGCCTTTCCAAGAATTGGTATCGTTTTCGTCAAAAGCACAAGGAAAATTATCCAATTCCCATATTTTTTTAGTCGCAATGGCGTCCTACATTTTTTGACCGAAAAATCGTGATTTTATGAAGCTTGGAATACGAAAATTGGAGTATGCTTTGACCTCCCAGATTGGTGACTTCAGCATGATGCCGCCCGGATCTTCCATCAACCTTTCCGCCTTCCTGACCGGAAACCTTGCCGCCCTTCCTTTCACCCCGGAATCAGCGGACTTCAAGGAAAATTGGAGCTATGACGAAAACGGAAAGTATTCGGATGTGAGCATTACCATACCGATACGTGCCGATAAGGACACCTACCGGAATACCCTCCAGGGACTGACCGGAAAGAAGGCAATCTTCCAGCTGGAACTGATATCCGGTGTGAAGTACATCATCGGTTCCAAGGAATTCGTTCCCACCTTCACTTTCACGGACGGGATATCCGGTATATCTTCATCCGGATTCACCATCAAAATCGAATGCAAGAGCCTTCACGGGGTATTTTTGGCCCTATAAAGTGTCGCAATTTGCCCTGTAAGGCGTATTTACCTTTGTACTGCATTAAAAAATTGCAGTATGAAGATTTCCAATCTGACCATGAATCTCCGTGGCCCCTGGATGATCACCCCGGATATGGCGGCCACCATGGCGCCGGTTCTGAAGGGTGTTCTTTCAGGGTATTTGACGGAATTCGAGAAAAGCGCCGAACCCCGCAAAGTATCCTGTTCTGAACTGATGGAGGCTTCCGGCTCCCAGCCTGGATCCTTCACCGGTAAATCCATTTTCGTAACCGCCCTTTCCGGCACCCTTCTGAAATATGACAGCTGTGGCGCCCCCGGTACCACGACCATTGCAAGGCAGCTTCTGGAAGCCGATGCAGATCCGGACGTGATTGGACATATCATCATGGCCGAATCTGGTGGTGGTGCTTCCAATGCCGTTCCGGAGATTGCCGAAGCCATCCAGGCCTGCAAGAAACCCGTGGTTGCCTGGATTGACGGTATCGCAGCTTCCGCTTGCATCTATGCCGTATCCTACTGTGACCGTATCCTGGCCCACCGTGAAGAAGATATCGTGGGAAGTGTGGGTACGCTCATTGAGATTTCGGATATGCCGATGTATCACCGGGACCCCAACAGCGGTATGATCACCGCCCGTATCTATGCCGATGCAGCCGTGGATAAGAACGCCGCTTTTGAAAAGGCCCTGGAAGGCCAGTTCAATATCATTAAGGAAGAACGCCTGAATCCAATCAACGAAAAGTTCCGTGCGGATATGCAGGCCAACCGGCCGAATCTTACTGAAGAGCATCTGACCGGAAAGGTGTTCCCCGCCAAGGCTGCCATCGGTACCTTCATTGATGCCATAGGCACCATGGGAGATGCCGCCGCCGCCGTGATGGAGCTGGCCGAACAGAAAAACCCGCAGCAAACCAATTCCCAAAATTCCATGAAAGAAAAATTCCCTCTTCTCCTGGCTATTGCCGCCCTGGCTGAACTTCAGTTCGCACAGGACGGATCCGCCACCCTTCAGGCCCCGCAGTTCGAGGCTCTGGAAGAGGCTCTGAAGAACGGCAACGGCCTTCAGGGCACCATTGACGAACTTCGTCAGCAGCTGGCCGATGCACAGGCCGCCCAGACGGAACGTGACAACACCATCGCAGCCCGTGACGCGCGGATCACTGAACTGGAAGCTTCCCTGGAAGCCGCCATCGCACGTGCAGAAAACCCGAATCCCGAAGATCTTCAGGTTCACCACGAAGGTGAAGGTGAACAGGGTGCCAAGCCGTCCACGACTTTTGAAGAGGCACTTGCCGCTTGCAAAGACTTCAACGACAAACACAACATCTAATCCCAAACCATCATGCAACTTTCTACCATTCTCGTGAACAGCAGCGCCAAGTTCAGTAAGGATATTCTGGCCATGCCTGTTGCTGACCTCCTGAACGGAGCCCTTCAGCACATGACTCTCCACAAGGGTGTTGCCGGTGATGAAACCGTCGGTGCCATCGGTTCCGGCGCTGAAGTACGTCCCTATAAGACCGAAAAAGGCGCAACCGATACCGGCCGTATCATCGCACGTACCCTGACCACCTATCTGGGTGATGTTCTGGAAGAGTTCGACCCTTACATCCTCTTCACCACTGTGTACGGTGAACAGTTCTCCGACAAGACCGAGCGCAAGGAGGCCGATATCGTTCGTGACCTC